AAAGAACGTACCACAAGAAGTATGAAACAACGGTCGTAGACTTGCCGACCTGTCGGGGAGTACAAAAAATTGAAAATCGGTTATCGTGAATTGTGTTAACCATTTTCTGCTGAAAATCATAAAGGTCAAATGGGATAATGCCAAGATCAACATGAACAATTTTAATATAATTTTCAATAAAATACACATGATCATTAGAGCATTTTAAATACTCGTCCAACTCTTCTTGTGTAAAATTATGTGCGACACCAGCAGACTTTAATAGTGGATTGCCGTGATATGAGGTTAATTCTTCACTCATCTTTTTCGGTTATATCCTTAATTTTTTGGCTAACATGACCTTGACCACGCAAAAACTTCTGAAGCTCTGCGGTTGATCCCATGAAGATAGCGTTCTGAGTTACCTTCTTAGTGGAATCTTCATCCTTGATCTTTTTCATATCTTTCTGAAGATCAATCAAATCTTTGTTTGTTTCAGCAAGCTGACGCATAATCTGACCCACTACTTCATATGCTCTTGGATGATCAGATCCCTCTGCCAACTCAACAATACCCTGAAGAGCAACACTTCCTGTTTCAATTATGTCTTGAAGATTATTGCGAACGTACTCGTAGTCCTCGTCTTGGTGTTCGTGTCTTGGCTTAACAGGTTCAATTTCAGAAGAGTCACTTTTGTCGTTAATAATCAAATCAATGTCTTTCTCATTATTCATGTAAAGCTATATCCATTACTAGAGTGGAAATCATATATGTCAATCGCAATTCCGTAATCACTATTAGACGAGATAAGACCAGAATCAATACTGATCGTGGAGTTGGTTGTAGGATCACCGTTAGCAAAGAGTCCCGGTGTGATTCTCATTTGCTCAAAGTTATTTGCAACAGCAGTATTCATTGTGGGATGAAGATTGAGGAAGATCGTCTTGATGATTCCTCCACCATTAGAAACAGGACCAAACAAATTAGTTTTCATCGTGAAATCTAGAGTCCAGTTGATGAATCTTTTGCTTGCAAAATCACCTTCGTAATTGTCTTCCATAGTGACAGCATTTAGCACAATGGGGAGGTCCACATTCAAGTTCAAATCAGTGTGACCACCTAAGCTGAGTGTAAACTCTGGAGTAAAATAGGGGAGGATCTGTTCTATGATGTGGGTTCCGTCTTCAATGTTGCTGATGTAGATATTTAACTGAAATGATATGTCATATGGAACAGGACTATAGGCAGAGGCAACTTGAACAGAGTTTGCTGTCGAGCGTCTGCCATGATATCTCTGCATGGTATTCAGCTTTCTCTCGGCTGAATATGTCATGGAGGTCATTTCAAAAGACATTCTCGGAAAGGACATAGAGACGGGTCGATCTAAATTCGCATCTTGAGTTAACCGCTCAATATATCGCTGCTTTGGAGCATATGCCAAAGGTACTGCTATGGTATTAGAGTCTTCGCCTGCCGCTCTTGGTCGATTGATTTTAATATTGTTAAAGAGGGTGCCAAAAGCAACTACGCAATCCCTAACAACTCCATGTGAAAACGTCGTACCGAGCATGATTTAGTAACTCCCAAAAGGATTATTCTCGCTGAAGTCCAATATAGAGTCAGCCGCACTTTCAATATCAAAGTTGTCTTCCCTATCATTAGACGTTGTGATGAAATCATTCGCGAACGCTTGTCCTCTAGGTCCAGTGGTTAATGCGATCTGATCAATTTCATCTATGCCTGTATTTATAGACTGTTGATTATACGCGAATAATTCGCATCTGATGTCATAAACAGGCAAAGTCCCAACGGGATAGAACATGCTCTCATGCTCAACAAATTGGATTTGGAATATCTTTTTGTTTAAGGGGAGATACAGTAAATCACCTTCTCTTGGTCTTGTGTATCCAGATTCCAATTGGGTGAATCTTCGTGTTGCCATTGTGAATGTTATTTGATCTTCGATTTGCAAACCAAACTTGGAAAGAAAATCTCCTTGACCCTCAAATCCTTCAACGTTTTTAATGTAAACCTCAATCTCTCGATTGTAACTATAACTCTCGTTAACATCTTCATTTAAAACACTATCTGCGTTGGACGAGGATATTCGAGGAATCCAAACAACATCAATGCCATAAAACTTGATGCTCTCGATAACAAGATCTTGAACAAGATTCTGTTCGGGCGAACTTCCGTAATTATTGATGTATGGATTCGTAGGCATAACTTACGCTACAAAGAAGTCTACAGGGAGTTCATAAGATAGACTCATTTGCTCTTTCATTGTTTGTATCTCTGCCTTTGCGTCTTCAAGTATTGCTCTTCCGTTTAAGGTCACACCACCGGGCAACTGAACACCTTCAAATTTGCTGAGATTTATTCCCCATTGTTCTTTAACAAGAGCAGTGGCATAATCTCTTATGAAGGAGTTGCCCCAAAGTTCTGTTGTGTCTCCAACTTTCTGATACGTTCGGAAAGTGATATACTCACCTTCCTTAATGTCCGCAGACCAATCAAAGTCAATGTAAATTTTGTTAGTTATGCGATTAAATCTAATAGCACTCATCCCACTAATCAGATCATCAACCATGCTAAGATGTGAGAGTCTTTGGTAATAATTAGACATTTCACGAACACCGCGCGTACTGTATGTTGCAATATCATTGAATGCCATTTGATATCGAACCGAGAACATGTTTGTCGATTGACCAGAAGTCTTTAACATGTGGCGAATGCCAATAATGGAATTGTTTAGATTTTCAGGCAGTGTTAAGTATTTGTTCGTCATATCCGTAGACGTGATTGCATGGGCATACATGAGTTCTTCGGTTCCATCAAAATGATACTCTTGCCAAAAACGCAAAGCATCATCAATCCGATCTTCCATCTGTTCTTCATCAATGTTAATCTCAATAACAGGATGACCCAATCGCCTCTTCACATAGTCCTTTAATTCTTCTCTTGTAGTAGGTACTGCCATTACTTAGCTACCCCCGCAGTAACAGTAGCAATTCCCTCAATAACTCTTGTTCTATGAGAAGTTGATGAATTTAACACAATAACGTCATAGACATAATTGCCGGGAGTCATTGTATTGGTGTTCGCTGCATTTAGGTGTATATTAATAATTCCTGCACTTGCATCTTGAATCCACACATTAAAAGTGGCAGAAGTATTGGAATGGTAATAACCCCTTTTAATCGCCGCATTTGCAGTATGATTGGTTAAATTCAAAACAGTTGTGGTGGAACCATTTGCATACGCAACAACGTTTGCCACATAATCAGCACCAACATCAACTGTAATATTTTGTGTTCGGCTTGCCATCAGAAAATGTCCTTACTTTTGTAAAACGGCTTTAAGCAAATCTTTGATTTCAGAGAGTTCGTTCTGAATAGTATCAACTTGTCCCTTAATGGTATTTAGTTCCTCTCGATCACTTTTTTGCTCTTGTTGCTTCTTGATCATGATCTTTCTTGCAGCCAAACCACGCGAGTCAATTGAAAGCAATGCTCCTGTTTTTTTGTCTTTGACTAGTTTCGGGTCATCTGTTTTAACTAATTCGTCTACCATATTATGTGAGTGCAATTACTCTAATATCCTTCAACGAAGGAATTTTGACTTTGCTGCTTGAGTAGCCAACGACTTTAATCTGAAACGTGTTGAAGTCTGAGTATGATGAACCTACCGAATCTGTATAAGTAATCTGATCATCACCACCAGTGTCGAATTCAAATTCTCTAAAGTCATTAAACTTATGATCAATAGAAGGATTGGTTTGACGCATTTGCTGGAAGGATTTTTGATCCAAAGATTCGCTGTCAGTTGCAGAAAGGACTCTAAAATAAACATGCAATGACGTGTCTTTTGGCATCTTCGCAGTTATAAAGGATCTTAGATCTGTTGCATCCATTCCAGAAGAAAGGCTGATTTTTTTACTAATGTATCTGAATGTCGCATTGCCACCTGTTTCTCCACCCTCTTCACCCAAAATCCTTATGACAGCACCAGAACCATTAACAGTAGATTCGGTGACAATAGCAGCATCAGAAAATCCAGCACCAGCAGTTACGACTGTCAGCTTAGTAATAACACCACCATCACCAATAGCAGCGACTTTTATACTCGCAGAAGATGCGCGGGTCGCAGAAACACTAAATGTGTCATCGACTTGATATCCAGATCCCCCACCAATAATTTCAATCATCTCTTCAGAAATTCTACCATCATTAATCGAAAAGTCATTGAATAGGCATTGCCAATCTTCAGTATTAATCACAGGAGAAATTGCCGAGGTCGAGCTTGGTCTAGTGAGCTTGGTTGTGATCTTAAAATCTCCCAAGCTCAAATTGGAACGGAGATGCATGGGATTTGGCATTGTTGTGTCACGATTTGCAGAAAAATTATTAATCGGAGCCATAGTAGATGAACCGGAATAAACAGCCTGATATTGACTATATTCAATTGTTGCATTCTTTGGGGAAGGGGTGAACTGACCAGAACCATAATTTGGACTGAAGTACACCGACGAGTAATCTATTGCTGTAGGAAGATTCTGTCCAACTGAAATATCAGCCTGACCCGAGGTAGAAGTGAATTCACATCGGTTAATTCTGAACATCATGTCCGTATTTTCATCTTCTTCCCATGTTTGAGATCCGCTCTGTGACTTAAACAATCGCCCGCCATGATTTCTTCGACCACTAGCAGAAGTTGTAACCATTTGATCACTAACCTTTCCCGCAAGAGATCCGTCAGTAACTAGAGCTTTTGTGACATCATTAACCCAAACTTTGTATGCGCTGTCATTTGCCATTAACACAAACGCATACCTTTTATTTGGTTCGATATAAACAGGAACCGGGAATTGAAATTTGGTGAAAGCAGGATTATCATCAAACGAAGGAAGTATATTAGTTCCATCAGAAATGTTAATATCAAAATTGTCAACTTCGGTTCTAGCCGGAATGCCAAAGGCATCTACGAGATAGTCTCTGCTTGGTGTCCCCGCCCCAGCAGTGCATGGTCGAATTTCCATCGTAACATTACATGGACTGTTTCTATGCGAGCTTCGGCTAGGTTTTGCCGAAAAACAAACATCAATGCTTGAGATGAAAATCCCAAGACTTTGATTTGTTTCGGGAACCAAAAACGTTTGAGCCAAAGGATCAAAGTAACCGCAACGAGATGCGATCAAACTATTAAGTTGTGTCTCATTAACTGAAATTCCTTCTCTTTCATAAATCGAAGCAACATCTTCCTTGGATATAGCAAGTTGAGGATTCAAACTTCTCCCAGCAAACCATCCTGTAGGTAGGTCAGGTGTAGACAAAGTTATTTTTGGAGGCGATATAGAACCTAATAATGGGTCAGCAATTGCTTTCCCCG